GATGTAAATGAGATAATACTAAACTGTTATTCTCATTCATTAATCCTGATGTTACTCTTGCTATACTATCCTTAGCAACTTTAATTCCAGATGTACCTTGTGAGCCACCTGCTCCTGTACCTGCATTTTGAAACCCGCTTTCTGAATACATATAGTATTCATTTTTAATTTTCTTAACCGATATACCAGAATGCTTATCCTTTCCTTTCTTATCGACTTCTCGTATTAACTTTAACTTACGAGGGTCAACATATCTTAATTCAACAATGCCTTTCTTTACATCTTCAGGATCAATAATGATATGATAATTCAGTCTTCCATCCACATAAAACTTATTAAACATATCATAAGAATTATTTGTAAAATCAAACAATGCGAGTACATTATCAAATTCTTTTACAATAGACTTCTTTACTTTATCCGATAAATCAGTTTCTCCTAAAGAAATATCAACAACTCTATCATTTGTATCAACACTAATTGCTTCGTTTACAATATCATCTACTGCTTGTGAAATCTCAGGTTGCATTGCCATTGAACGATATTTAGTAATAAGGTCGGATTCCGTTTTAGCGGAACCTTCCATATCAAGTATCGTATTATAAAATCCACCGAGCGCATTACCAACCGTAATCGCTCCATCATCGTTAGAAGGTTCGGCAAAAGATACTGGTATTTCAGTCTCTTCCTCTGCCCTCTTTATATCAAAGCCAAAAATTTTCAAAATATCATCCTATAATTAATTAAGTAGTTGGAATACCAGTTTTGCCTTCGACTGTCCATAAGTCGTAAGCAAAAGAAACAGTAAATTCCTGTATACTATCAGTACCCCAGTCCATTGTCTGCGCTGCAACGGCTGTTGGGAACATTCCTTCAAATTTATATGTACGCAGAGCTTCACCATTTTTACTATATTGAGTAATCAATGCATCAGATTTATAATCCTGAGGCAATCCTCTTAAATTGCTTTCATGAGAAGCGATAGAATTCATCCATGCTTCCATAGAGTTTCTAATTAAGAAATCTTCGTCATTAATAACTGTAATTTCCCAAGCCTCAAAAGTTCTATCACCAGCAAATTGAATTTCTCTACCAAAATATTTGATAGTGTTATTAACTGCAATTGTAGATCCTGGTAGCACGGCCGCTTTGACCATGAATGGTACCTTAAAGTCTGCTGTTGGATCTACTGGATTTAGAATCTGCACTTGGAAAAGATTTGACCGAGCTCCACCACCAGTTAACTGGGATTTGAACTCATTTATATTAAATGCCATTCTTTTTCTCCTTTATTTAAAATTATTTATTATGTTAGTGACCCAACGATTTCATCAAACTCAACACCCGATCTAGTAGCAACAAAGGTTAACTCAATTACATTGATTGAACGTGCAGGCTTAATAAAGATATTAGCTCTGAACTTACCTGAGTCAATTACTGACGGGGTATTTACTGTAGTATCAGAAACAACTCTGAAATCAACGATTCCACGTTTTCCTTGAATGTCTCTTAAGAAGGGTTCAACAATTCCTTTAAACTGAGCTTGAGTAAACTCATCGTTCAATTCAAATAAGAATGATTCTGCGGCATTAGCAATTGCTTTTTCTACAGCGATGAATAGTCTTCTAACATTGATATTATCGAAAGCACTATTACCACCTAATCCAGTCTTATCACCGAATAAAACAATACCTCTTCCTGATTGAGCCATTACTGGATTAACTTCACCACTGTAAAGTTGATCTCTTTGAGCCTTATTAGGATTAAAGGCAAGTTTTACAACGTTCTTAATTACACCTTTACGGAATCCTGCTGGACTTTCAAAAGGTTCAACTCTTGAAGCAAGTCCTGCGATATCACCGTTAAGTGGAGTATATCTGTATACATCATTGTATCTGTCATATCTGTACTTGTAACCAGAATCAATTACTGAATAAGAAGAACTTGGTAAAGCATTCTTAAATGCAAGTATATTTGCTAATTTCTTTTCTGTTTTACTTTCGTCAACAACATCTGATTTAGCAGGTGAGATAAACGCCATACAATCTTTTCTATATTCTGTAATATTTGAAATAATGTATGTACCTACGTTTGCCGCGTCGTCTGATTTACCACCTAATATGAATGAAACATCAATTTCATTTGCAGCTTTAAATAAATCATAACCACTTGCAAGATCGGCCAACGTTGCTGTTGTTTCTGTTCTGCCGTCTGTACCTAATGATAATGATTCGTATGCACCAGTTTGAGCTTCAAAATGCGTTGTATTGGCAACTTTGACCCAAGACGATTCTTGAAGAATTACATCTTTATAGTAATTTGTTTTACCACTTGCAAGTCTTGCTGTAGAAGTAGTTGATACATCAGAGTATACTTCTAATACTGAGCCTGCTTCTCCACTAACAACACCATCTTCATCAACTACCACAATATGATAATTTCCAGATGAAGGTGCTTTAACGAAAGTTGATGCGTATGCCCACTTTCTTGTAATTGAAAGTTTGTTAAGATCTGATTCTGGCAATAAGTATTTGCCATCAAATGTTATGTCATGAAAGATAGCAGTTGTTAAAACTGTGTTTGCTGTTTCTAAACCATCAGAATCTCTCGATTGTTTAGTAATAGTTGAAACAGTGATATCTTGATATCCTACGGAATCGTTACCGACCGTAATCACGTCGCCTGCTGTTATTGTTGTTATTTCATCAGCAGGTAGCACTTCGAATGTGGTATTGCTTGAGTTAAATGCAATTGTTTGAGATGTTGCTTGCTGGACGGTATTGCCACTAATTCTTGTAGCGGGTATTCCCCCGACCACAACTGAATTATCACTGAAACCAGTATCTTTAACATATGCTACTTCTAATGAATTACCTAATTCACCAGCGTATAGGGCATCAAATGCTCCGAACGTATGTAATGCAGTGTTTGCATTAGTTGTATCGGAAGCGGTTGCTGAAGCTGCGCCATTATCGGCACGAGCTACGTATAATGCATTTGCATATGAAAGATAATCTGCTGCTACAAAGAACGTTTCATAGTTATTATCATCGGGTGTACCGAATCTTGAAACCAATTCATTCTCTGAAGAAACAAGTACTGCTTCACCTACAGGACCCCATCTAAACACGCCAGCGATTGCTGCAGGTGGTGTTGCGATGGCAGGTACCGATGCTGATGCGTCCACCTCTCGAACAATTACGGAAGGACTTACGGAAAAAGCCATATTATTCTCCTTTAATATTATCTAATTAAATCTTTTGTTACTAATTAATAGTTATCACAGTTTTATTTATAAAAAATGTTATATCTAAAATACTCTATCAGGTCTATATTCAATCCATCCTGCTTCGTCTGCAACTGGATCACCATTATCAATAAAGCCAAATGGTAATAATTCTTCATCAAGTTGTTGTTCTGTTTTTTCTTTTAATGCTGCTAGAGTATTAATATCTGTAAGTTCTCTAAAGAACCGTTGGTCAGATAACCATGCAAACAGTACTAAGGTCATTACCAAATCATCATTCTGGCCTGACTCTGCTTCGTAAGAATTGCCTTTTTTGCTAAACCGCGATAACTCCTGTATTGTGTTATAATCTTGTATTATTAACTGATTTTGTTCAATTAATAATTTCAATATAGAACAACCTTTTGATTTTACGCTTTTGGTTGTTCGTATTCCATGATCAGATCTCTTCCCTCCAAAATTTGATACTTGCTTCCCGGCTCTCCCGTGGTTTTCAGTAAAGAGAAGATTTTCATAGCCGTAATCCATAAAGAGTATATCAGCAACTTGTTCGCCAATATCGTTAATTTCAATTAAAACTGCACTCTCATTGTACATCAGCCCTATTCTATATATAACAGAAGCAAAGTCTACCGGACTTATGGTATTATCCTTAAAGACACATACTTGCTTGTATGGCATTTCTGTCGTATCAACTATAGTGAACGCCGAATAATCAAGACCTTTACCTCTTGATACGTCAACTACCATAACATACGAACGTTCTTGGATTACTGCTTCATATTGTGTAATACCTTCGGCCTCATGTATTGGCCTAGAAGGTGCAAGTTCTTTGAGTTTGGCACCGCTTATTAGTGTACCTGAGCTTCCTAAGAACTGACAACAGTATTCTTGTTCAAACTTTTCATTATCAAAATCCAATGCTTCAAGAGTTTCCTCTTTCCATTGTTCATCTCGACCTGGGACATCGTACCACATAACCTCAACATATTCATAACCATTTGTACCTTCTTTAGCACCTTTACATGTTTTCCAAAAATGGTTTAATCCGTTTGGTGTAGATGTCATTAATAATTTTGTACTCTTACCTGATGATATCGTTGGATATACTGAAGCAAAGAATTCATCAAAGCCTTCAATAAATGCAACCTCATCAAGATATAGAAACGATATAGATTTACCACGAATAGCAGAAGATGTTGTAGTACCCGCATATATCTTACAACCATTCTCTAATGTGATGTTACCTTTATTCCATTCTTCAATACCTTGCTGCATCCACTTTGGTAATGCTTCATAAGCTATCTGAATACGGCCTAGAACTTCTCGAGCACCGTCTCCCTTATTTGCCAATATGGCTACAGTTTTAAATTCATTAAACAGGATGTAGTGTAATATAACTGCTACTGCCGTTGTTGTTTTACCAGCCTGTCTTGATGTTAATACAGAAACTCTTCTGTTATTAGTAATCTTTTCAGTAATTTCTTTTTGATACTCGTACATGGCCATTGGAATTAATCCATGGTCAACATGAACAATTTTAATATAATTCTCTGCAAAATAAACAGGGTCGTCAGCACACTTCAAATATTCTTTTAACATCTCGGGAGTGAACTCTATTTGTTCACCGATCTTTTTGAGATGAGAGTTTCCTAAGTATCCTTTATCGAAGTTACTCATTTTTTATCTTGTTCGCCTTTAATCATTTTAAGTAAATCTGATGTAGATACAATTAAATTATTATTCGTTACCTCAGTCTTACCTTGCTGATCTTCTTCTTTCGCGTATCTTTTCTTTGTTGACATTTCAACGTAATCTTTGTTTGCATCAAGTAATGTTTTCATTAATGTTGATACAACTTCAAACGCTCGAGGAGATTCGGATTGTTTTGCGATCTCTGTCATTTCACGTACTGCATCATCACCAAGATTAATGATATTTTCGATGTTAGCTTTTGCTAACTCAATATCTTTTAAATTTTCTGCTGCTTCTTTAGTGGCAATAGCAGGTACTTGGGCTACACTTTCTTGCGGCAGATTCTTCACAGAATCTACACTTTCTTGCACCAATTCAACATTTTCATTTGTTGAAAAAGAATTGGTTGGGCGGTCAGGCATATTTTCTGGATTTAATTTATCTAATGCTTCTTCTTTGGTGTCTTGTAGAGGCCTCATATTTAATGCTTGTGCTATTGTATCATCC